ATTTCTTGAACCATCTGCTATCCATTTTATGGGATTCATACTTCTTGACATAGCATCAATATCAGCTGCTGACAATTTACTATATCTACTTTCATATTTTTCAATAGTTTGTACATCTGATTCGCCATCTGTATCATCAAGTAATCCATCATTTAAAATAACGACCGCAGGAATAAAATCAATTTCCATAGCTTGGTTATCTGTTATCACTTCTATTTCATTCCCAGAACTATCAACTATGACCTCTGAAAGGTATATCACACCCTCTATCTTATCATAACGTTTCTTGAAAAATATATTTGAATCAGTTCCATTAGTATTATTGATTTGTTGAAATGCAACAAACATCGTAAGTTCTTTTCCAGCACCATCATATTCAAAAAGAAAACTTATGCTATTCATGAATGAAATTGTGATACCATCTTCTTCATTGAAATTTAATAATACTGCAACCCTTTTACCGATAAAACAATCTTTTGCAGCTTTTAATAGTTCAGCCTCAAATTTATTTTCTGAAAGAACTTTTTTCATTAATGAATTAATTATCGAAATTGCATTCTTATCTTCATCACTTATCTCTTCTGCGGCACCTTTTATATTAGCCGTAATTGTAGGAGTATTAGCAAATAAAAATCTTGCTTGTTTATCAATTAAATTACTTACTAATAGATGTCGCATATCTTCTGCTATGATTTTACCACCTTGTGTACCTTCAGGAATAAAATTTGCACCTTCCTTATATACAGAATAAAAGCCTAATATCTCGTTGAATTCTTTCGTAATATTTTGATTATCATCTGTTTCTACATTAAACAATCCATAAGGAATTTTCCTATTAATAGATATAAAATTTTCTTTGCTAGATCTTCGTGCCATAAAATTTCCTGATACATTTACACCATTATTCATTGTTTTATTCCTCTCTTTCGATGATATAACTGATTCTTATATTTAACAACTTTTCAAACCTCTTTGCATCTTCAAGCATAAAATATTTCTTTTTCAATATATGATAAATTCGCTGCCTTGATAATCCTAACTCTTTTGCTACAACTTCAATTTTACATTTTTTTAATTGCCTAAGTATTTGTTTCCTTAGACTATTTGAACTTCTACATTTCCACATTTTCATCTTCCTTCCATCTTTGGTAATTGCACATACAAATCACTCAAATATATTTCATCATGTACAAAATAACACCTTTCTTTTTTATATCCTCTTTTACTTTCCCATTTTTGTGAATAACCAATTAAAACATTATTATTTTTTATTTCAACTACCTCATGATATTCTTCTACCCAGTCTGTAAACCAAAATGGTGCAAAATCAATACCTAGTTTGAATTTATATGGATAAATCAAAGCTGATATATTTTGTTCTTTAACAATATATTCTTCATATTCTTTTTTTAACCTTTTATTTATTGCATATGTTGTTTCACATCCTTCTAGCATTGTTCTAAATTTTTTATCGTTTATTTTTTGATACATCATTAAGTCCTCACTTTACTATTTCCCGTCAACTGAATAATTGTGTTCCTTCAATCCTTTAATATTTACAAGGTCTAAACCATACCATATTGCACTAAATGTATGCGGATCAATTGTAAAATCATCATACATTAAATCACCATTACTTTTTTCTTTATATGTAAGTTCCTTTAATTCAGCAATCGTATTCACACACTTAGGGCTACACATTATCTTTTTAAATCTTTTTACCTTTCTTGTATTACTTAATCTTGAACCTGCAAATTTATTTTTACATGCCCTTACTTTAAAGCCATTATCTCTATAATATTGTATCGCTTTTGGATCTTCATTATCACACACTAAATATTTTTCATGCCCCTCTATTTCTATCCTATTTAACTCTTCTTTCATTTTTTGCATCTGATCAAGTTTTGCCATTTGGCTATCAGTAACATGATTTATATAGATTTCATCATATATGTATAATATTTCTCTTTTTAAGTCTACTGCCATACTAATAATAGCATTATATGATTTTTCAAAGCCAAAGTCAAAACCAAAATACTTATTTTCATCACCTAGTTTTCTTATTTCATTGATAAACATTTGCCTTTTAGTAGCTACCATAAATTGTGGAAGTACCCTTGTTCCACTTGTTCCAAACTTACCCCATCTTGCAACTGTATATAAATATCTGTCATACTCCATAATTGCATCAAGCCTTTTTATATACCTTAATGGTAGGAATGGATTATCAGTTGGAATACTGTGCATATAATATACACCTTTATGAATCATTGTTTTTTTCTTATAGAAGTCTTCAGGATCTACTTTTACTATATCTCTACCTTTAAATACATCGATAAAGAAATGCCTATATACCCAACTTTGCTTATCAGGATTACATGTCATAATAAAATGCATACTTACATTAGGTGTCCTTAAACGTCCTAACAATTCCTTATATGCACCGTATTTTACTTCAGTAGCTTCTTCCATCCACACAATACTTACACCATTAATAGATTTTATTTTAGCTGGTTTATCCATACCCTTAAAGATAATTGATGAACCGTTAGGGAACTTAAATTGCATTGGTGACTTTAATCCTAATACTTTTGTTTTAGATTCCGTAAACTGACGCTTATTGTCTGTGAACATATCCATATCATCAAGTATCTCTACAAATAAATCATAACATGAATGTATTATAGTTTCGTATACTTCACGTACAACTAGTGCTCTTCTTTTTTCTTGTAATAGCTTTAGTATTATTTTGAATGCAGTATTATATGACTTACTACTTCCATATCCACCGATTATCAAATACTGTTCATAATCCCAATCGAATATATAATTTTCAAAACGATGTGCTATCTTTTTTTGGACTAACATACCTATTCCTCTTCTCTATCTTCTTGCCTACTAATTTTAATTTCGATATGATTGTCTTGTTCATCAAACTCAAAGCTCTTATCACGATTCCTTTTCCAATCTTTTGGTAACCTATTATATAACCAAACTTGACAAGCTTGAACTGAAGGAGCTATTTCTTTATGTGTTTCGATTACTTTTGTTTGTGACATCTTACCTTCTTTGTTTACCCTAAATGTTACTTCTGTTTCAACTGTATTGTAACCTAATGCACTTCTATATAATGCATTCTGTACTTCAAGATCTGCCATACTCATAGCTGCATTTAAATACTTATCAATTAATGGTTTCTTCTTCCTCCATTTAGAAAATGCACAAGGTGATACACCAATCAACTTACACATCTGCATTATACCTAACCCTTCAATACCCCAAACAGTTAACTGTTCTAAATTTGCCTTACTATACCAATCATCTAATTTCATGTTTTATACCTCCAATATAAACTAGTTTCAGCCCCATATATGATTGGTCATATACAGAGCCTATTTATTATTTTGTTGTGATTATTTTTAATAACCTAGTCAATACTAAGGTTCCCTTTTATTTTTACCATACTTGTTATACTACCCGTTAAATACGTTATAAGGTCATTTTATTTGTTAACAATGAATTTAATCAGCCTATTGTTTGTTTTACGACGTATTTAATCAACTATTTTATTATAATACATTAAAGCTTATTATTTATAAATTAATATATGTATATGCAAATAATATTCTGATGTTTTGAAATTTTTATTATTATATAGAACATAAAACTATTAACTATTATAATTGATTTTGTTACCTTATTTATTTCTTTTATGATTAATCCACCATATATTAAATTTTACTGTTTTGTTTATTTAATGTTCCTTCTTAAATACATCTGAATATAAATGATTTAATATTATTTGACTTTCTTTATTAAACTGTAAGTACTTATAACCTTTTTTACTTTTTCTTACTGAAGTCTTTAAATCATTAAATAGGAACTTTAATTCTTCTTTACTCAAATAATATTCAAGAATTATTTCCTCTTTCTTATGCGTCATTTTATTAACACACCCGATAAATATTATTGAATACAGATATTTAGTCAAATCAGTTTGCTTATGTTCAGTAAATACACAACTAAAGAAATTTCCTTTTACTATGATTGATGTAAAACCATTTAGTATAACCTGATTATCTTTTAATTTTAACTTTTCAACATTAACTTTCATTACTTTTCCTCTTTTTTTATTACAGATAAGGAATTACCATCACCTTTTTACTTGATATTTTTTACCTTTTCATTTGCATTTAATGAATTAAAATAATTAATTGCATTTTCTTTGTTTGTGAAATAATCATAATATATTGTATTCCCGTTTTTAAATATACTGTAATCATCAGGATATTGACTATCTCTAAAACTTTCAAGTTCCACTTTTAGATTTTTTCCATTTTGTTGAATTGTTTTAACTTCATAAATTGTTATTGTTTTCATAATATTCCTCCTTAACTTGAGTGGTCTGTTTGATTTGTTAATATAATCATAATACAGATGATGTAAACAGTTTTACACAATTTATTTATTTTTTTAAGCTAATTTAACTTCTACTTCTTGAAACAATATTTTTTTGACCCATGAACCATCTGTTATGTGAATGTATTTATAGCCGCCCAAATTTTCATAGCCATACAAATTACCACAAACTTTCATTCTTTGCTGTTTATTATTACTATTCAACATGAATCCTATTATTTCAATTTTTTTACCAATATATAAATCTAGTTCATACCAATTTATATTTTGTTTTGTCATGCTTTCTCCTTTTTGATATTAATTAGCAAACTTACCAACCAATATATCAACAATTATTTCATCATTTAGCTTAATACTTTCTACATGAGCATAAGCAGACTTATTACTCAAATCTGTAAAATATATTTTCCTAGTCCTTTTTGCATTTTTTAAAATTGCCTCGTATCTTCTTAACATAATATTCCTCCTTAACTTGAGTGGTTTTGTTTGTATGAATTTATTGTAACATATTTTTTGGATTTTGTAAATAGTTTTTATGAAAGTTTTTTAAATTATTTTTATTGATTTGGATACCAAGCAATATTTGAACGTTTTAGACACTTTAGATTAATTATATAGTAAATCTATGTTAAATATGATAAAGTGCTTTATTCTTTAACTGGCTTTCTCTTAACAGCATTATAATGACCTTCACTTTGTAGAATTTGTTCAAGGTTATAAATATACTGAATCATTTCTTCCATCCTTGCTTCCTTAATTATAATTTCATTATGAATGTTTAATTCAGTAAATCTTTTTCTAGACTTATTAATATTTATAATTCTATGCTTTTGCAATCTACATTTAGCTAATATAGTTTGCAAAACAATTAATATAAGCAAGATTAACATAACAATATCTTTTACGTGATTACTTGATACTAAATATATGATAGCTAAGATTATGTAAAATACAAAAAAGACTGGTATATATACGAAGATAAATTCATTACTATATGTTTTTATATCATGCCAAACTAACATCCAACTATCTACTATTAACTTCTTTGCACTGTATATAGCTTCTTGTATAAATTGCCAAATATATTCAAAAAATTCCATATTATTTTACCTCTCTTTCAAACAAAATTAAACTTTTTATTTTATTAAGTATTTTTTTATGATTTTTCTTTACAGCCTTAACTATAGCCCAATCTAAATCTTCAACACAAATTATTAGATTATTTCTATGATACAAATCAAATACATCTTCAATTTCATTTAATTTGAATATTTCATTCATTGATTTAAAATGTTTATCAAATGTTTTACCTTCACATATAATGATTGGAATACAACCACATATAATACTTTCATAAAAACGACTTATGCTAAAATCTAACTTTTTATAGGGTGGTATTACTAATGTTACAAATGATTTACATAATTGTGCTAAATATTCATCTTGTGGTATAAGTGTATTTATTTTATGATATGAATCATCTACATAAAATGCAGCTGAAATATTAGATGGCTTATCACTAAAAAAATCTAGTATCTTCGTTGAAATATCTTTACGATCTCCAGTTTTTGCACTATATCCGAAGCAAAAATCATACCCAAATTGTTTATCATCTAAATTATATAATATCATGTTTTTTAAAAAATCATAGTAATAATTATGACCAAGGCAATTCCAATTCTTATCTTTTAAAGTATAATAACTAAATTGTTTCAATTTTGTATTAAACTCATCAATATCAAGAAAACTAATTTCAGTCGGATCAATCATAAATTGATATACATACGGATTATGTTGTTTCATGATATAAAGTATGCCAAAAAGTCTTCTTGCGTAAGCACATGCCATTGAATAACTAATACGAACTTTTGCTTCATGCTTTGAATAATCACATTCATATAACTGCTTTAAACTTTTTTTTCCTATTATATTTATGCAACCACAAAATATCAACTTATCATATTTTCTTTTTAGTTTGTCTTTAACCATATCAACATCAATTACAATAGACTTATCTTCAATCTTATGAGCATCATACAATATGATTGTTGATACACCTTTTTCTTGCAACTTAACAATTTCATCAGCTAAGAAAGTACGCTCTTTTTTTTGCCCTAAGATCAAATCAATTTCATATTTATTTGTTAATGATATGATTAATTCGAAAAAACTTTGTTTAAACAATTTTTGATTATCTTTTAAAAACCAGCTATACACTACTGCCATTCTTTTCTTTTTTTTCATTAATATCACCCATTTTATTTTTCGTATATTGTTTTTTTACTTTGGATAGTTCATTTAATCTTCTATGAAATGCCAAAGTATTACAGTCTTCACATTGTTTTTTATCAGACATATAAAATAATTTATGTGTCTCTCTACATATTTCACAGTGCCTTTTTAATACATCTTTTTCATCAAGAGTAGCATATACTTTTACTGTCACTACACCTGTTGATTCTACTTCATAGTTTATTAATAAATCATCAACTTTTAAAACTTTAGTAGCAACGAACTTTACTGCCTTCATATAAGCTTTTTTTGTTGATGATGCTTGAAAACATTTTTTTAATATTGTAAAACTATATGCTATGCTCTTCATTGATTTAATCCTCAACTTATTTCTTTAATTTTTATCGCTTCACTTTTTGCTTTTTTATCTGCCAATTCATTCATTACGTCACCTGAATGCCCCTTGACCTTTGTCACCTTTATTATTTTTCCTTCACTATTTAATAAATTTTGCAATGCCAAAATCTTTTTCCATAAATCTACATTTTTTATAGCATCTCCACTTAATGTTTTCCACTTGTTCTTTTTCCATTTATCCATTGAATTTAACATATTATTTACAACATAAGCTGAATCAGAGTGGATATTTACTCCTTTATAATTACGAAGTTTTTTAATTTTTTTTAGTGCTTTATAAACAGCATATAATTCCATCCTGTTATTTGTTACGTTATTTTCTCCACCACTTATGAACTTGACTTTTCTTTCCAATGCAAATATTGCTGACCAACCTCCTGGTCCAGGATTTCCAAGACAAGAACCGTCTGTGTATATTCTTAAAAACATATTTTTTCTAGTTCTCCTTTTTTTATAAGATGAATTATAATTATTTTTGCTAACATTTCTTTTAATGAAATAGCTTCAAAATAAATTTCTTTTTTACCTAACACAACAAAAGCAGAATATCTTATATTATTATTTCTGATTATAAGATTTATATAATTCATTTTAATTTTATATTTTTTTGATAATTTTAATAAAACATTTTCTAGATCCTCAACTGTTATTTTTTTATTTTGCAATGACTTTATTTTTTTTAATTCTTTACCTAGCTTTTTTTTATCATCTTTTACTCTGAAGTCTAATTCTAGCACTTCTTTTATTTTCATGTTTTTTTCCTTTTTTTTACATTTATAGCCGACAAATAATAAAATGCCGGCTATAAATTATTTTTTAAAGATCCCAATCATCATCATCATCATCATCATCATCATCATCATCATCAGGTTCTTCTTCTTTTTTCTTTTTGTCTTTTTTCTTTTTGCCTTTTTTCTTTGGCTTTTCTTCTTTTTTCTTTTTGCCTTTTTTCTTTGGCTTTTCTTCTTCTTCTTCTTCTTCTTCTTCTTCTTCTTCTTCTTCTTCAAAATCATCATCAGGTTCTTCTTCTTTTTTCTTTTTGCCTTTTTTCTTTGGCTTTTCTTCTTCTTCTTCAATAATTTCAATTTCTTTTTTCATAGTTGAATTGATTTTATTTGCTGAAATGTGTTCTGGCATATAAGACATGAAATCTACAAATTCGTCTCCTGCTGCTCCTATAACTTTTGTTGCACGGATTGCTAGTAACGGAAAACGATGTCCTATATCCCTCATCTTTTCTAATTCTGTACCTTCTTTTAAAACTTTAATCGCTTCAGCGAGCGTGTAATTGTAAGCCATTTGCCTACCTCCTTCTTTTTGTTTTGATTGTTTTATATATTAAATTGGAAAAATATTCCAAATTAATTTTTATTTATTACCAACTTACAAAGTTAAATTCAAATATCCACAAATAAATTTTACTAATAGGCTTTTCACTTAACTTTGTAAGTTGACAAACGTATGTTATCTATTCTTGTATTGGGTTTAAGTCAACTTTACTTAATAACAATTTTAAAAATTTTAATTCATTGTTTAGTAAACATCTTTCATTTGACAGAATAAATTCATTACTTTCTAATTTTTCTTTTGTAAGTTTAATTCTTTCATCTAACATTTCCTCAATTTTATCTAACTACAAATCCATTTCAAATATTCTTTTCTCTAACATAATATTCCTCTTTAACTTGAGTGTTTTTGTTTGTATGAATTTATTGTAACATAGAAGCTTTGATTTGTAAACAGTTTTTATGAAAGTTTTTAAATTATTCTTCATAAACCACATTGTCAGAGCTTTCAACATCTTTACAGGTAAAACCAAAGCAAATATTTATTGCAGGTGCTTCTTCATGTTTTATAGAAATATTATATTCCCTATCATTATCAATACTAGTATACACCAATGTCATATCTATCTCTGAAATATCTTCAAATGTATAATCACCAAATGCTTTTTTTACTTTTTCTTTTAATTCATCTTCATCATTGTACATAACTTTTAATAATTTTATTAAATCTTCAACCACGTCTTCCCAAGTTTTCATTCTTCTATTTTCCTCCTATTAAATATTTTTAAGCAATTCTTCGATTGCAATATTTAAACAATCTCTTAATTTTTCTAATACTTCAACATTACTTAATGCAATCGGATTTTTATAGAAAAATATATTTCTTTGTCCAGTCTCTTCATCTGTAAACTCCGCTTTTTGACCGATTGTAATACGTTCATCATTTTTAAATCTTGAAATAACAATAGAACGTTTTTTACTTATTCTTACTTCAGCTACTTGTATAAAATCTGAACCATTATGCATCTTCATTTTCCTCCTCAATTTCTGCTGCAAATAATACAACGAATTCTTTTATTTCATCACTTCCTTTAACTAAGTCATTTAACTTTCCAATTTCAACATAATCAGTAATACTATTTAATGTTATCCTACTTTCACCATCACTATCAAATTGAACCTTTTGTACTCTAAACATTCCTATTTTAAATACTTTAGTATCTGGTTTCTTTACTTTTACAATTACATCATTATTTAACATTTGTAACAGTTTAACACTATTAACTAATTCAGAATAAGATGCATTCAATCCTAAATTAACATTTCCATTTGCTTTTATATTATGACCACCATAAGACATTATTTCTTTTACTTTGATATTTGGATTCATTTTTTTCCTTTCTGCTATAAAGCACTTTTATTTTTCTTATACCTTGCCTTTTGTTCTTTTTGATAACTTTCTCTACCACCTATTGAAGACTTAATTGGACTTTTCCTTCTTTTTGTTTTATACGTTTTCCTCTCCTTAGAATCTTCAAGATGAAAACCAACACCTATATTTTCAACACTTCCTGTTTTTATAAATTTTGCAATATCAGTAATATCTTCTGGTTTAACAACTAAATAAACTTCATTGCTTTTTAAAAACTGTACTGCAAAAACTGGTAACTTGTGTACAACATTTGAATTATACTGTAATGTATCCAAGTCTTGTTTATTTAATTTTATGCTATTTGCATCAGTACTTTTTAATTGACACAAAGCATATTCATTTACACCATCTTCTTTTTCAATCCAACCTGAACCAGAATTTAATGTAGGCGAAAAACCTAACATTTTCATTACTTCTTTTTCATTTGTCCTATAAAATTTCCCACTTCTTTTCATGATAATATGTCCCCAAATACACTACTAACTTGATCTAATAAAATTTTTGCCTCTTCATAGAAAATATTGATTTTTTTATGAAGCTCAAATGCTATATTGTACTTTAGTTTTAATAACACTAGCATTTTATAAATTTTAGAATAGTTATTACTTTTCCTCCACATATTCCATGCCTTAAAATGATTTTTCAATTTTTTTATCATAATTAGCTCTTTCATTTTCACATATCGTCCTTAAATATATCATATAATTCTGACATTACATTACTTTTAAATTGCATTTCTACTTGCATTCCTGAATATAACTTAAACAAGCAAGATGAAATTATTAAATTTAATTCCATATCTTTTTTTGGTTGCTCCCAAAATAGTTTTACCATTTGACATAAATATGGATATTCAATTTCCCAACCAATCGTTCCTTGACATCCATCAAATAACTTTTTCCTTAATATAATATTTTGTACCTCTTCTGTTTCTTCTGTTTTTATACAGATTTCAAGATGAATACTTTTTAACTCTTTACCTTCATAAATTTTATTAATTTTCATATACTTATTCCTTTTCATTTTAATGATAAAATATGGTTTGTCATTTTTGTTAAGTACTTTTTATCTTTTTTGTTTAGTTTTTTATAAATATCAAATCCCGTAGAGGGATGAAAATCTTTCATACAATAATAATATTGTGATGCTTCTAGGAGGTCACCAGATGACGCCATTGCTTTATAATATCTTTTAGCTAATTTATCATAAACCATATCAGAAATGATGTTATTACTGAATTCATAATAAGCTATTGAATATATTATAAGTTTTCTTTGCATAAGGTCCACTCTGTCTTGTTTATTTAGATATGGATTTTTCATATAGTTATTTTCCTTTTACTAGGTTAGATGGTTCTTCATCAAAGTAAACTCCTAGTATTGTATTACCATACGGCCCAATTTGTTTAAGTTCTTTATTTGCTAAAATAATATCATCATAAAAAATAATATTTTTATCATTCAAATCTTCTGTTTTATGTAAGTTATATGTACCATCATTAGATCTATAAGCTGTAACATACACATTTGTTTTATTGACATAAACGTTTGCAATATAATAATATTCTTTTCTCATAATTATTCTCCTTAACTTGAGTGGTTTTGTTATTGGTATGAATTTATTATAACATATTTTTGGATTTTGTAAATAGTTTTTATGAAAGTTTTTTATTTCTTAATCTTTCTTTTCTTATTTTACGAATTTTTATTATTCCAATATCATCTGAATTTTTTAATTTAGCATTTACTGCTACATCAAATTTTAACAATATATTAAATAAGTCACTATTACATTCATCACATAAACAAAATTTTGTTTTATTTATTTTTACATCAAGTAACGCTATACTACTTTTTTTATTTGCTTTACAAGCAAAACAAGTTGCTTTTTCTCTTTTACTTACTTTAGCTTTTATTGCATTCATCTTTTGTATTCTCCTGCATGTTTTTTAATAAACTAATCATTTTATCATTTTGCCGAATCATAAACCAGTTTTGTGCAATTAAACTTTTTTGCATATCTATTGAATATGATTCATATGTTTTTAATTGTAATGCAAGAACAAATGATTGTAATCCACTCCCAAAATGCTTTGGATTAATGCCACTTAATAACCTTGCATCTTTTACATCAATGTTATTTAATCCCATTTTCTTACCTTCATTTTCAGCCCAAAATTCTAACTGTTTTTGTTGCTCTAATTTCTTTTGTTCTTTTTCTAATTTCTTTTGTTCTTTTGTTTTAAACATTTTACAATCCTCTTTTCATTAATATTTATTTTTTCTTTTTAACTTTTCTTTTATATTTAGTGTACCGATAATACTGTATTGATATATATATACCAAGAAGACCTAATATTGATAATAGCATTTTATATGTATCAGGACTTGTATCAATACTTAAGTACCAATATCCTGAAAATAAAAAAGATATAAAACCTAATAAAATTATAATAGTCGACTTTACTTTGTTCATTTCAATTCACCTCCTACTTTATTATTTTATACCATGTTTATTATAAACCTTAAAGGGACATAACCCTCTTTTTTAAATATTTGATTTAGAAACAATCAGCATCATTTTTAAGTGATTCACATAAATCTTTAATATCTGCAATAATTTCATCATCTGTTTCTGTTGTATAGTCTTTATCAAGTTCAGAATTCCCAAAGTAGATTCTTACTAATTTTTCATTATCTTCTAAAATTATATCAACCTCTACATAATATGTTGTGTAACCCTTTACCAATTTTTCGATTCTTGTTTTTAACATTTTTCTTTCCTCCTTAACTTGAGTGGTTTTGTTTTGTTGTTAAATTAATTATATCACATAAAAAGTATTTTGTAAACAGTTTATTAGATATTTTTAAAATTATTTTATCCACCTAAATAATTTATTTTTATTTCTTGTATTTATATTTTCCACAGAAAAGTTATTAAGTTAAAAATATAAATAGTAATAAATATTATTCTAGGGCATGCATGCCTCATGTATGTGCATGTGTATATATAGCAGTTTTAGTGTAGTTCATTTATAAGTTATTCTGTTCGGTGTAGGACAAGAAATACGAATGTCATTTTAACTACCTTTGTCGTTGTTTTGTTCGTTTACATTTATGAGTCATATCTAGCAGAAACGAGTCTGCCAAAGCTTTTTCATCTTTTATTTTTTTTATTTTAGCATTGTATTTTTCATTTAATACCTTATAGGCTAGATATTCTTTACATTTACTATGACAATTTATTTCTCTTATTTTACACTGGTAACAAGGAGAATTGATTCTACGTGGAAATACACATTTACTATTTTTGTTCATATTACACCTAATGTTCTTCTACTAATAATTCATGTGGACCATAAAACCAGTATAAGCCTATTGCCATGCTATCTGCAATATCATTTATAAATTCATATTTAAGACCATCACTAGCTATAAATGTTCCCTTTTTCTTTCTTTTATTAGTTACTTCATGCATAATATACTTTTTATAGCCTTTATTAAGCATGTATTTAATAGTAGGCCATTTTTCATCTGGGACACCATATTTATTTTTCAATGGTTTTACATTGCCAACTACTCTAGCTTTCCAGGATCTAGTATCCACACTAAATACTTTTACATTATATTCTTTAGCTATATCAACAATCATAGCATTTAGTGCACCTACAGATTTGATATAGTTTATATTAATAGAGCCTTGTGATTGTAATCTTATTCTTTCTATGATTATGACTACATCTTCAGAGGCTACCAGCGTCAGTTTAAGGACCTTTTCTATATTAGCCTTAAGTTTCATACGCCTACTACTATTATCTTTTAATTTGGATAACTCTATGCATTTAGAATCAATAACCTTTGATTCAGAAATAAGAGATAAACCAGTCCTTGTATAAGACTGATCTATCCCTATAATGATTTGTTTATATTTTTTATTCATTATAGTCCACCGTTATTTTCAAAAGGAATTTATCTATATTATTAAACATTACATTTGATTCTGCTTCATTTGGATCTATCTTACGATAATAAGATAAGTACCATCTTGCTTTCTTTAAGTCTTCAATACCATTTTTATTTTTATAACGCCATATATATTTGAAGGCATTTAATAAACAAAATGATTTAACTTGTTCTTTTCCAAATAACATTAACATACATTCAATTGATTCTAATGAACTTTCTAAATAGTGTTTTGGATTATTAATATCATTTTTCATGATATTCACCTAATAATCAATGTCATCAAAAACAATGGGAATCTCTTTTTGTAATTTTCTTAATGCCATTGCAGCAACTTCTACTATTTGAGGATGAGCTGTTCTATCAGTTCTTAATTTAAAGAAGTATCTCCATTCTCTTAAATTCATTGTAACAACTAATTCAGTTTTTAAACTATTTGGCAATACAGTTCTTGCCTGTTCAGGTGTTGCCCCTCTCCTTAATAAGTTGAAGTAAGCTTGTTCGGCACTTTTACAACCAAATTTCCAATTGTCAAATGTATTACTATTGCTACTAGCTCCCATACCTGTATCAAAGAAAGTTGGAAGAATTACAGTTATTTCTTCATCAAATTTATTTTTAGAATAATTACAATACCTTGTACTTTCTTGACAATAGCTAGCAATTCTATGTCTTACAATTTCATGAGATACACCTCTATCACATATAAATTTGATAGTTACATATTCATGCTCTAATACAGCTTCATGACCTCGTTTGATTAAACCTTTTACAAATGCAATAGCAGATTCTTCTGATATTTTGTCTTCAGATTTATAACAAATCCTTCCTATCTTTTCAATTTGCTTTAACATGCTTATTCCATCTATCATACTAAGAACTTTAATACTTGGTTTTATGATTTTCATGTTTTACTCCTTTACTTATTGAATTCCTTATTAGCTAATTCAAATGCTGATTCAATTGTTTTATCCATATCATAGTATTTATATTCAGCAAGTCTTCCACCTAACAGCATATTCTTTCTTTCTAAACATTTATACTGTTTATACTTAATTATATCATCTCGTTTTCGTATTGGATACATTCTTGGTGCGTTTCTATCATCTCTACTATCATATTCAATAGGAAATTCAGTAGTTAGAATAGAAACATCACTTTTACAATTCTTATCAAAATGCCTATGCTCAGTTACTCTTGTAAATTTTACAGTTGAATCAATATAATTTATAACTGCATTACCTTGCACATTCTTCGAATAAAGATGATGTGTAGCAAAGTCAATACTTCTGT